AGCTTCATTTCGCGATCCCATATTGGAAAAAATGACCGCCGGCATTGGGTCCACACTTAGACCCTGCCGAACTTTTCACACTGCAATGCATAGGACTTTGCGAGCGGTGAGCATTTAACGGGTGGATTCGCAGCGCTAGTGGCTGGCAAGTCATCTGCAATCCAGCTACAAGCGCAGGCATGGGGTGCACACTAGGTTGTTTCCTTTTCCCGCCATGTTGATCCGGCATCTGTGCACCATGTGGGAAGCGTGGCGCAGTGGTTGAGGGGTGGTTCAATGAGCGGTCCACGGCCCACCGCGTCCGTGCTGAAATTGATTCGTGGCGACACACACACGGACCGGTTCAAACAAGACAAGCCAAAAATTGCATCCACACCGGTGATGCCACCCGGCACTGTGCTGAGTGTGGCCGAGCGTGAAATGTGGGAATACTTACTTGAGCATGTGTATGTGCCGGGAGTGCACAGCACCGGTGATGGTGCCGCGTTTGTGAAAGTGGCGCGCCTATGGGCACGCGTCAATGAAGCGGATGACAAGGTGCGGCAGTTCGGCATGGTGATGAAAAACGCACAGAGCAGCAAATTGGAATTGCAACCATTCACGCGCCTATCACGTGACCTATGGCAACAGCTAGGAATCGCGCTTGCGGAAATTGGTGCAACACCATCCGGCCGCGTCAGGATTGCATCACCCATGGGTGAAGCATTGGCCGCCGGTTCTTCATGGGATGATGTGGACTGAGTACGCGCCATGGATCAATTTGTGTTGGATGGATTCATGCCTGCACCGGAACCGGTGATTGGCAGGCCACGCAAGTGGGAAACGGAACGCGCGCGGCGTGATGCAGAAAATGAAAAGCGGCAAGCGCGCCGCGCCATTGACCGCCGCGCGCAAGTCATCGCGGGTGTCACGCAAGACGCAGACCCGGCAGATGAAGCGGCGCAAACTGAAATTCAAAAAAAAATTTCCGTAGCGCTGACGCGTGCAGGTTTGGTGGAGTCACCGCGCAACATCCGCGACGCTGATTTGCTGGAATTGGCGGTGAGGTGGCCGAACGTGGCCGAGGGGTTCCAATACGCATTGGACGTGCGGGATGGCGTCATTGATGTGTGTCAGTACGTGCGGCAAGCCTGTGAGCGGCACGCGCAAGACTTGATGGAAAGTGAGCGGGATGACTACCCGTATATATTCGACCCACGCTGTGCGGAACGCGCATTGCACGCCATGCAAAAATTCCGTGAGATCAAAGGGCCGCGCGCGGGGAAGCGTTTGCGATTGATGCCGTGGCAATTGTTCATCTATGCAAGCGCGCTTGGGTGGGTGGATAAGATCACCGGCCACCGCCGCTTCCGTTATGTGTTTGTGGCCGTGCCGCGCGGCAATGGCAAATCCACCGGTGCCGCACCGCTTGCGCTTTACATGCTGGCACTGGACCGGGAGGGCGGCGCGGAAGTGTATGCGGCGGCCGTCACGCGTGAGCAAGCGCGCATTGTGTTTGTGATGGCGCAAAACATGGTGAAGCGTGACAGGGAATTTCAATCCAAGTATGGCGTCACCACCAATCGCAACATCATTGCGCAAGAATCCAGCGCGTCCATGTTCACGCCACTATCACGGGATGCGGATGCACTGGATGGCAAGAATGTGCACTTCGCCGTGCTGGATGAATTGGCAAAACACAAGACGCGGGAAGTGCATGACGTTTTGATAACCGCCACCGGCAAGCGCGCACAAGCCATGATTCTGGCAATCACAACGGCCGCAAGTAATCAGTCCGGCATTGGCTATGAGCAGTGGAAATACACGCAGCGCGTCTTGGCCGGTGACATCACGGATGAACGCTATTTCGGCATCATCTACACCATGGATGAGGGTGATGACTGGCGTGACCCGCAGGCCTGGCGAAAAGCCAATCCCAATTGGGGCGTGAGTGTGGAACCGGAAGTGATTGCAACCTTGGCCGAGCGTGCGCAAAACGTGGCGTCATTGCAAAACGCATTCAAGCAAAAGCACCTCAACATGTGGACCAGTGCCAGCGTGGTGTGGATGGAAATGCAGCGGTGGCATGCATGTGCAGATCCGACTTTGAAGAGTGAACAATTCACGCACGAGGAATGCATTGTGGGCATGGACCTTGCGGCCAAAATAGATTTGGCGGCCGTGGTGAAATTATTCCGCCGCACCATTGATGAGGTGGAGCACTACTACATGTTTGCGAATTTTTATTTGCCGCAGTCCACCATTGAAACATCCGACAATGCAAGCTATCACCGGTGGGCCAATGAGGGATGGATCACTGCGTGCGCGGGTGAAACAATTGACCAGCAAAAAATTGAAGATGATGTGACAGCGGACGCGGCCGCATTCGATGTGCTGGATGTCACCTATGATCCATGGCAAGCACTCAACATGGCATCACGTTTGGATGCCAAGGGAATCCCGTGCATTGAATACCGGCCCACGCTTGCCAACTTCACCATGCCGATGAAGGAACTGGAAGCGCTCGTGCGTCAAGGCCGCTTCCATCACGCAGCCAATCCGGTGATGGATTGGTGCATTGCTTGCACGGAAGCGTGGGTGAATAGCAACGGTGACATGCGGCCGGTCAAAGATAAAAATAATAAAGTGCAAAAGATTGATGGCACCGTGGCACTGCTGATGGCGATGGGCCGCCGCTTAGTCTTGGACGCAGATGGCAAGGGCCATTCTACGTTGCACATACTCTAACAAATGAAATTGTGCGACCAATAAATGTGCGCATGTTGACGGCGCGGAAAGTAAAGCGCAGCTTACTGCGCGACGTGATTAGCGGGCGACGGTACATCCGGCCCGCACTTTTTTCCCAAAGGTGTGTGAACGTGGAAACAGTGCGGCACCGTCCAAGCAGCAAAGCGCGACACAGCGCACCCAAGCCGTCACCGACTCCAAAGCCATCACCGCCAAAATAGTCCGCCACACTTTCAAGCGGACGACGGTGCATCCGGTTCCGCGCAATGAGGTCACCGCCTTATGCGCATCAATAAAGATTCAGCGGCCACCGGTCCGCTCTTCATCACGGCATCCATTGATGATGACTCCATTGATGAAGAGACACGCAGCGTGGACTTTGTTGCCAGTGATGAAAGCGTGGACCGCTATGGCGACATCGTGAAAGCAGATTGGAACCTGCACGCGTTCAAAAAAAACCCGGTTTTTTTGTGGAACCATGACCACAGCATCCCCGCCATTGGCGGCATCAAGCCGGTGGGTGTGGAGAATCGCAAACTCATGGTGACTGCCAATTTCACGCAAGCTGGCATCAATCCTTTTTCGGACCAATTGTTTCGCCTAGTCAAAGCCAAAGTGCTGCGCGCAGTCAGCGTGGGTTTTCGCGTAGACCCGCAGGATGTGGAATTGATCCGTGACAAAAAGGATGAATGGACCGGCGGCTATAAATATAACAACCCGGAATTGTTGGAACTCTCATTGTGCAATGTCGGGGCAAACGCGCACGCACTAGCGGTGGCGCGTTCACTCGGCGTGCCGTCCGCTTTCATTGGTCGCGCACTGGTGTCTGACGCGTTAGTCAAGCAGCAACAGTGCAAGACATTCCGGGAACTCTTGGGCGCACGGATACGCGCCGCAAAAATATATGGGCCGCGTTAGGCATCACTCGTTTTTTATTTTGGAGTGACGCACATGAAAATCTCTGAACAAGTGGCCGAGCTACAAAAAAAGCGCGGCCAAAAAGTAGCAGCCATGGAAGAACTGCGCGCACGTGTGGAAACGGATGGCGGCCGCGTCTTCACGGATGAGGAAACATCCGCGTTCGATGAGTGCACCGCGGAAGTCAAAAAAATTGATGGGCAAGCGGAAAGGCTGCGTGAGATGGAACTCATTGTGGCGCGGCAGTCCACGCCGATTGTCACTGACATCCGCGTGAGCGGCGGCCGCCGCGCATTGCCACCCGGCATTGGCATGGTGCGCATGGTGCGTGCAAAGTGCATGGCCGGTGGCAACGTAGTGCAAGCGCGTGAGATTGCACGCAGCATGTGGCGGGACACACCAGAGATAGAACAAGCATTGCACGCAGAGATGCTTGGCTATCATCTGCGCGCGGCCGTGCCACCCGCATCAATGGCCGATCCTGCATGGGCCGGTGTGCTCGCCACACAGCAAGTGCTCGCCGGTGAGTTCATTGAATTGGTGAAGCCTTTGGAAATCACCAGTCGCCTGAATCTGCGGCAAGTGCCGTTCAATGTAAAAATCCCGCGTGAGGTCACACCCATTGGCACCGCGCAGTGGGTGGGTGAAGGCAAACCAAAGCCATTTGGTAAAGGTGCCTATGACCTCATCACCATTGGCCTCACTAAACTGGCACTCATCACCGGCCACACGGATGAACTGGCACGCAGTTCAGACCCGAGTTCGGAAATGCTTTTGCGTGATGGTTTGGTGAATGCCATCTCACGCACGAAAAATGCGGAATTTATTAGCAACACCGCAGCGGTGGCGGGAGTGCGGCCGGGTGGCATTCTGGCGGGTTTGCCGGTAGGTCAGAGCATCACTAGCAGTGGCGTCACACCCGCGCAAATTCAAGCGGATTTGACACACATGCTTGCGGTGCTCAATGGCGGTGAGGGTGCGGAACGTCCGGCGTGGATAATGAATCCCGTGACAATGACATGGCTCGGCAGTTTGCAAAATGCCATGGGCGGTTTGCAGTATCCCACCGTCAGCGGCGGCAAAACTTTGATGGGCTATCCCATCATTGATTCAACGCTGCAGCCTTCCACGAGCATCATTCTCATTGACCAAGCGCGCATCATGCTGGCGGAAGATCCCGGAATCTCCATTGATATGTCGCGCGAAGCTTCCATTCAGTTGGACAGTGCACCGGTGGACCCGGCACTGACGTTGGTCAGCGCGTTCCAAAACAATTTGATTTTGCTGCGCGCAGAGCAATACACCTACTGGACAGTGGCGAATCCCACCGCAGTGGTGCATCTCATTGGGATCACGTGGACGACATGGCCGCCGGTGTTATTGGCGGCGAGCGCGAGCACGGGCACGCAGTCAGAAAAGTCGAAGAGTTAGCCCGTGGGCGTACTGTCAAAAGTACGTGAACGCGTGGCGCGTTGGGCGGCACCGGCAGGGGCGGTGCCGTCCAGCGATCTAACCCGCGCGGCACCGAGCAGTTTGTCTGCGGTGCCATCCATTGCATTCATGGGTGGCGCGTCCGTTCCGTTGTCACACGGATATGTGCATGAGCCTTATGCGGGAGCATGGCAACACAACAGGGAATGCGTGGGGCAGAACGGAATTTTTTCTGCCGTCTATGCGTGCATCACCACCATCAGTAGCGACATCGCAAAATTGCCGCCGCGCATCCGCAAACAAAATGCGGATGGTTCCTCAGAATTTTATGACCAGCACCCGGCCTCACGCGTGCTGTGGACGCCGAACGCGTACCAAACGCACGTGGATTTTTGGGGGCAGTTCATGGCCTCTTGTCTCTTCACTGGCAACACCTATGCATACCTTGTGCGGGATGCGCGCAATGTTATTTCCGCCATGCATCTACTTGACCCACGCTGTGTGCGTCCTATGCTTGGGCCGGATGGTTCAATCTGGTATCGCACGTCACAGACACAAATTGTGGATGCCATCCAAAGTGAATACATCCCCGCGCGGGATATTTTGCACCACCGCTTGCTATGTCTCACGCATCCATTGGTGGGCGTATCACCGCTATTTGCGGCGGGATATTCCGCGCAGACCGGGCAAGTGATCCAAGCCAATTCGCTTTCCTTCTTTTCCAATATGTCCCGCGCATCCGGTGTGCTCACCACACCGGACAAACTCAATGACGCGCAGTTGACGCGCATCAAGACTGAGTGGGAACAAAATTTCAAAGCGGGGTCCATTGGGCGCGCGGCGGTGCTGAGTGCTGGCCTTAAGTGGGAACCGCTATCCATCAATGCCGCTGATGCGCAATTGATTGAGCAGCTGCGGTGGAGTGTGGAAGATGTGGCGCGGTGTTTCCGTGTGCCCATGTACATGATTAGCGACGCGGCGAAAATCTCTTACAAAAACTCAGAGCAGCTTGCGCGCAACTATTACGCGCAGACGTTGCAATATCACTTGGAATCCATTGAAGCGCGCATTGAATCCGCGTTTGGATTTGGCGGTGCTATCTACTGCGAATTTGATTTGGACTCATTGCTGCGCATGGAATTGGATGTGCGAATGACGGCATACAAAGAGGGCATCAGTGCGGGTGTGCTCACCATCAATGAAGCGCGCAAGCGTGAGCAGTTGCCACCGATGGATGGCGGTGATGAACCCTTGGTGCAAATGCAATACATCCCACTTTCACGGTGCGGGGAACAATTGGACAAGGCCATGACACTCGCGCAAACCGCGCCGCCACCGGATGAAGATGCACCGGATGATGAAGAGGTGGACACGGAAGAGGAACCGGGAGTGGATACGGAAAGCGAATCAGAAAAATGTGCGCGCCTCTTGCGGTCATTCAGTGAACGCGGTGACGTGATGTTTAATGAGAGGGCCGCCGCATGACACCGGACAAATTTGCGGAAGTAGTTTTTGAAGCGGTGATGGGGTGCCTACTCAAAGCACTGCCCACGCGCATCAGCACGGCGGTGGATGCGGCCACCACACCCATGCGTGAGCAGATTGGCGCATGTGCGCAGTCCGTGGAAAAAATCAGCGGGAGTGTGGTGGGCTTTATCACGCGCACGGAAATGGAAGAGCAGCACACACGCACCATTGATTCATTCACGCGCATGGCGCGCACGGAAATGCAAAAGGTGGTGAGTGGTCTGCGCATCCAATCAGACACGGAAGGATTTTTGTGGCTCACCAATGAATCCGATGGCGTGCGCGTCGCGCTCGGCTTCCGGCCGTTTCAATATCACGGCACCTATGAATCAGAGCGCAAGTATTGTGTGAATGATGCGGTGACCAATAGGGGTTCACTGTGGATTGCGCGCGGCCGCGTGAGTGGTGTGGCACCCGGCACGGATGAGGGTGCACAGCTGTGGACACTGGCCGTGAAGTGCGGCAAGGACGCACGCGGGGTGCCGGTCAATGGCTAGCATTCCCACCATTGATGAAATCAAAGCGGCACTAGGGATTGAAACGGGTGACGCGTCAAAGGATGAGGCCATCCAATCCATGTTGGATGCCACCATTGCACTCATTGAAAGTTATTTGGGGCGCGGCATTGCGCACGCGGCAGTGGTGGAAGAGTTTGACCCACCGGAAAATGCCAATCCTGCATTGCTCGTGTTCCGCTTTCCCATTGAAGTGGTGAACAGCGTGAAGCAATACGGCAATGCGCTCACGGGATGGCGCGCCTATAAGACACCCGGCATTGTGCAATGGCGTGGAACTCACTGCGCCATCCGCCGCGCGTGCTGTGATGACATGGGTGAACCGGTGGTGGTGGATTACGTGGGCGGATATGCCGACGATGCTTGGCCTGCTGATTTGTTGGAAGCGGTGATGCGCGCTTTTTATATCCGGTGGAACGCCACCGGCGGCACCGGCAATTTGGCGGACGTAGTGAACGCACCCGGCAATAACCGCAGCGTGTCCGTGGATGGCCTCACCATCACCCGTGATTCACAGATGTATGCGGGTGAAGGCTTTGCAGGGCAAGCAGTGCCGCCGGAACTCACCAGCGTGGCCGCCATGCTTGAGCCATATCGCTCACGCATTGTCACGGGGATATGAGTATGAACGCATTCGCCGTGACACCACGTGATGTGCTGGATTTGCAAAACGCCATTCAAACCATGGGGCAAGCAGTCAGCTATATCACCGCCGCTGCACCGTCCACACCACGCAGCGTGCAAGCGCGCGTGCGCTATGTGACGGCCACGGAACTGGCAAACGCGATTGAGCAATACGCATTGGAATTGACGTTTGACGCGCGTGACTTTGCAAGCGTGGCACCGCTTAAAGGGGATAGCGTGATAGTGGATGAGGGGCGGCGCGGCATCATGCAAGTGCGTGAGGTGCGCGGCAGTGGTCAATTGATTGCCTACAAATGCGGGGTGCAAGGATGAGCAGCACACACGTCCGCGAGCAATTCCGCACGGCCGCGCAAGCAGTCTTGACACCGGCCGGATTTGAGTGGGTTGAATCTATCAATGCGGCGGCACTGGCGAAGGCCTTGCCGCACCGCTGGTTCACGTTGGAATTTTTTATTGCAGATGAAGCACGCGCCGCCCTCGGTGTGCCATCACTCATGCGTGAATCAGGAACCGCAGCGGTGCAGATGTTTACCGAGCAGAACATCACAGACATGCCCGCGACGCAGGCCGCAGACATTGTGCGTGATGCATTTACGAATTGGGCAGATGCCACGGGGCAGCTGCGCGTGGTGGATTGCGCACCGGCGGTGGACATGGACAGCGGTGATTTTCGCGGTGCGTTCTATGGAGTGTTTGTGAGTGTGCGATATCTGTTTGACCGGTTTGTGAATGAGTCACCCATTAGTTAGCAACGCAAGAGGATACAGCCATGACAGTTTCAGCCGATCTATTGCGCCTTGCGTTTGTTCGCGAAACAACGCCGGGTGTCACTCCAGCCACGCCACCTTTTTTAGTGGCGCGCATTACGGGCGAAGGCCTCAACTATAACCCCACCACATCACTTTCAAACGAACTCAATCCCGCTCGGCAAGTCAGTGATGTGATAGTCGCGGGCGGAAGTAGCGGTGGCGATGTCAATTTTGAAGTGTCGCGCAATGATTGGTTTGAGGAAATGCTATCCGCTGCGCTCGGCAATGATTGGGACGCCACACTGCCGGACCGCTTGGAAGTGGGCCCGCTGCTTAAGACGTACACCATTGAAAAGCGTTTCACACTGGATGCAGCGGCACCGTCCTATGACTATCACCGCATTGTGCGCGCGGGTGTGGATGCAATGACGTTGAGTTTCACACCGGGTGGTGCAGACACCGGAAGCATCACCATTGTGGGCAGTACCTATTCCCGCGATGATGTGGAAATAGTGGGCGCACTTTATTCTGATCCCGGCACTAAGCCTGTGATGGTGGGCTCGGATGTGTTTCCCATCACTGTCACCATTGATGCCGTGCCCTATACCGGGTGGTGCTTGTCCACGCTGGTGGTGAATTTCAAAAACAATGCACGCGCGATTGAATGCTTGGGCACGGTGGGTGCGGCGGAAATTGTGCTTGGCCGCTTTGAGTGTGAAGTTACTGCGCAAATTTATATTCAAGACGCGACCACGGAACTCATGGACGCATTTTTGCTCGGTGAGGAAATTGCGTTTGCATTCTCTGCAGCGGATTCACTTGGCAACACCTATGCGTTTGACTTTCCACGCATCCGCGTTGCCACCGCGCAGCAAGTGGCGGGCGGAACCAATACCGATGTGGTGCTCGCAGTCACGTTGCAAGCATTGGTGACCACCACGGGCGCAGTGCCCACAGTGGATTCATGCGTGATTATCACGCGGGCGCCGACTATTCCGGCGTGAACAATTTTTCGGAGGGCGCATGTTCGCAAATATAAATGATTGGCAGAGTGATCCAAAGTTGGAAGTGGATGGGGTGCCGCTTGATTTGGGGCGCGGACGTTCTATATGTCTTCGCCGTGCTGGCGGTGCTAATCGTGCATTCATGGTGGCACTCGCGGAAGTGATAAGGCGCGTGGTGGGTGAACGTGATCCGGCGGACGTGCCGGATGCGGAAATTGATGAAGACTTGAAAGCAATCTATGCAGAGCATGTGGTCATTGGGTGGAACGGATTCAAAGATGCGGACGGGAATGAAGTCACCTATACACGCGCCAATTTTTTGGAACTCATGAAGCTGGCACCGGATATGTGGGTGCGTGTGCGTTCCACTGCCAACACACGTGAATCATTCCAAGCGGAAAAAGATCACAAGGCAATGCAGCGTGACAAGGACACCATAAAAAAATCCTTGCGTGGCAAGCGGAATGGAGCGAGTTCGGCGCACGCCTAGCAGAACTCGTGCGCGCGGGTGTCAAGGTGCCCGCGTTTGAAAGGAGACCACCGCAGGCCACGCATCTGATGCATGTGCTGCAGGCTTTGAGTGACTTGCGCAGTGAGCGGCAGATTGCGGTGGGCATGGCGGTGATTGTGGGGCCCATCCCATGGCGCGCAGTGATGGCATGGGCGAACGCGTACAGAGTCACGCGGCGTGATGAGTTCATTGAATTGGTGCAGTTCGCAGACCGGATTGACATAGGACTGATAGATGGCAAAGAGCAGCGCACTACCACAACTGACGGCACCCGACTACCGAGTGGCAACCACCGGCAAAGAGTTGATGGGGATGCTGCGCGCGGACTTAAAAGAAGTAGTGAAGCAATCACAACAGTGGGTGCAACTAAAGGCACCGGAAGAGACTGAGAACGAAATCAAAAAAGGCAATACGCCAGAGTTCACCACGGTGGTGGATGGATCAAAAAGCAAACCGGTGGAGCAAGCGCAGCGCAAGGTGGTGGTCTATTTTGTTTCCGCTGTGCTCACGCGGGAACTGTCACGCGCAAAGGATGTGTTACTCAGGAACATCAAGCGCTTGACGACCGTCTACACGGGCAGGCTCACACAAGGGTGGACGTGGTATCTGCAAACCGGCGGGCAGTGGGGACGTGTCCAACGTCTTGGTGAATCCTTGCCAAGCAATGCGCGCATCCATGCGGGTGAGTCTTTGATTCTGGCACCCACTGCCGACTATGCATGGTTTGCCAATTCATCCGCCATGCGTGAGAACGTGTCAAAGCAATTGCTGAAGCGGCACCGGGAAAACAAAAAATTTTTGGAGACTGGCAAACGCAGACGCGGCAAACCCATCAGTGCCACACCCAAGGGCATGGGATTCATGGGGCAAACCGCAAAGCAGCTGCGCAGTGAATTGAGCCATGTGGGATTCAAAGTGACTGCCAATTTCACCACCAGCGCGCCGCCGGGTCCGGCATCAGGCTGGCGATCGACGCGGCGCGGCATTCCCATTTTGATTTTTTACGTGGACCAAAGTTTCATCACAAACAAAAGGTGATGTATGGCTGATGAAACAAAAACCCTTGCATGGCGTTTGACGATTGAGACCAGCGGCGTGGAAGCCAACACGCGCAAGGCTGCAAACTCACTCGCCAATTTGGAAGGCATGGCAAACAAAGCGGCAAAGGGCATGAAGGGATTGGGCATCATTGCCGCCGGTGCCGCCATTGCGAAAGTCGCCATTGAAGTGCTCAAAGTGGCGGATGCATACACGGCCATGGCGAACACGCTCAGATCATCCACAGAGAATGCAGCGGAATTGCAATCCGCTCAGATGTTATTGATAGAGCAAGCGGCCGCCACCACCACCACGGTGGAAAGTGCCACCGCATCATTCAACAAACTGCATGACGCCACGGAAGGCCTTGGGCTATCGCAGCAAGAGGTCATTGACCTATCCACCAATCTCACGCAAATCATGCAACTGTCCGGGATGAGTGCAGAGCAAGCCACGTTGGGCATCTCCCGTTTTGCCGATTCATTGGAAGACGGTGCCATGAATCTCAAAGAGTTCAAATTGGCGATGAAGGAATCACCAGAACTTTTGAAAGCAATGGCGGCGGGGCTCGGTGTATCCGTGAAGGAACTGCGCCTCATGGCGCAGCAAGGAACATTGACCACGCAACAGATGTTGGAAGGCCTGGCGAAAGCGGCACCGGAAGTGGCGAAGAAGGCCGCAGAGATGGCACCCACCATGAAGGCTGCATTCGCCAGTGTCAAAAGTAGTTTTGGCGCAATGATTGGTGAGTTCAATGAGGGCGCGGGGATCACGGAAAGTTTGGCGCGCATTGTTCAGGGCGCGGGTGAGACACTCAAAGAGATTGCAAAAAAAGCGCAGTTTGTGGGCATCGCATTCAAAGTGGCGGTGGAGACTGTCACCATTGAAATGATGGCGTTCATTGATGGCACCATTGAAGGGATGAAGCGCGTGGGCATTGAGATTGCGCAGGCGATAGACTTCATTACACCGGGGAAAAAATTCACGGCGGGTCTCGCGAAAATGGAAAAGGACTCCAAAGCGCACATGGATGCCATCATGGAGAATCGCAAAACAGGCCTTGCGGATATTCAAGCACTCGCGAATGCCGCAGCGGATGCCACCATGGGCGCGAACAAGGATACCCGCTCACCCGTGGCGGCGGCCGTGGTGACGGATGAACAAATCAAAGGCATCAAGAATTTCGACGATGCACTGCTAGGCCTTGAAAATAAAGCAGTGGATGCGCTGCGTGAGATGGCGGCACTGCGCATGGAAATGAGCAAGGGCAAAGAGGTGGCGGACAGCTTCCGCGCGCAGATGGCAGCGGGTGTTGCACAAGCGGACATGACCGCAAAATTTTCCGCCGCGTTCAAAGAATTAAAAATCTCATTGAGTGATGAGCAGCGCGCGAAGCTGGCAAAAATGATTGACTTGCAAGTCACTTCACAAATCGAGCTCAAGGAAACCGCGGAAGCGTGGGCGCTAGTCAATGGCGCAATGAATGGCGCAATGACTGAGATGGAACGCGCGAACAAGGCCACGGACGAGCTGACGCGCGCGATGGAAAAATTGAAGGCATCCGGCAATTTGAATGAAGTGCAGATGGCATTGCTCGGCCGCGCGTTGGACCGCGTGAAAAAAGATGCAACCAAAACGGCGGACGCATTCAAAGACACCATTGACGCCATCAAGCAGCAAGCCATTGACGCACAAGCGGCCATTCAAACAGTGCAGGCCGAAGCATCCGGCGGACCGGGTGCGGGCATTGCGGCGCGTGCGCAAATGCAAGCGGACATCATGGCGCGCAACTTGGAAAAGCAAACGCGCAAAGACATGGAGGGGCAGGGCGGCATCACGCAAAAACAAATTGCCGACATCAAAGAATCCACCAAAGCACAAGTGGATTCAGAAGTCGCGCTGCGTAGTGTGGAAGATGCATGGGCGGATGTGTCCAATGTAATGAATAGCGCATTGACACCCACGCAAGCGGCGGCACTTGAGGTGGAGCGATTGAACGAGCAATTCGAGTTCCTAAAAACCCAACTACATTTGACGGATGAACAAATCGCGCTATACAAAAAGGGCGCGCAGCAAATCAAAGACAGCACGGACATGATGAAGCAAGGATTCAAGGACGCGGGGCGCACGCTGGTGAGTGGCTTTATTGATTTTCTGGCAGATGGGGAATTTAATTTCAAGCGCTTTGCCACAAGCATGATTCAGCAAATCAGCCGCATTGTGATTGAACTCTTGGTGATGGATGCCGTGAGGAAAACAACATGGGGCGCGAAACTCTTTACCAATGCGGAAGGCAACGCATTCAACCATGGCAGATTGATACCGATGGCGAGCGGCGGCATTGTGACCGCGCCCACATTGTTCCCAATGGCCGGTGGCAACACCGGCATGATGGGTGAAGCGGGACCGGAAGCGGTGATGCCGCTCGCGCGTTTGTCCAGCGGCAAACTCGGCGTGAGTGCCGAGCCCTCTAACATTCAAGTCATCAACAATACCGGCGTGGAAGCGCGTGCACGCATTGAGCGTTCAGAGAATCGCACCAGCATCATTTTAGAAGCGGCGCAGCTAGGCGCGCAGATGGCGGAAAATCGCATGACGAAAAGCATGCGCAGCGGCTATGGTGCAACGTCCACAGCGCTCCAAGGCACTTACGGTTTGCGGCGGCGGGGTTAGTGTATGCCCTCACCTTATTGGAGCGCATCACATCTAGGCTGCATTGAGCGGGATAGCTTTCAACTACATCCCGCCAATCGCACCGTGCTATCCAGCGTGGCCGTGCCACCGGCGAACTCACGCAAAGGGGACACGGCCGCGCCCATCACCGCATCCATGCAAGCCAATCAAAGTTTGGCGCAGCACACTGCATTCACGCAGTGGCACCGCAATGACTTGGCCGGTGGTGTGCGGCCGTTCTATATTGACTTGTGGCTATGGGATAGAACGCGGCGCGTGCGTGCGCGGTTTGTTGCGCCATGGCGCGCCTCACGTTCAATGCACAATGCGTTTGTGACGCAAGTGACTTTGGAGATTGAGCGGGAGTCCATCACATGACCGCGCGCTGGCCTGACACCTTGCCCGCGCCGCAAGCAGACACCATGCAGTACGACGGTGCCAATACACTGGACGTGATTGATGTCTTAAGTGGACCCGCGCGCACGCGCTTGGCACGTCGCAATGCCGGGATGCAATATCAATTGGCCGTGTGGATGAGCGCAGCGCAGACCGCAGCCTTTGAAACTTGGTACAACGCAGTCATTGCCGATCACAACGGGGAATGGTATGCGCCATGGATTGGACACGGTGCGGTGCTGGCGTTCGTCAATGAATATGATTTGAAGCCACAAGGCTATGGCTGGCAATTGGGCGCGGTGTTGATGCAGCTGCGCACGGATGCATCACTGTGTGATGAGCACCTCAGTGAAATTTTCGGCGGCATCTTACGTGACCCGCTGAACGTCACGGACATTTTCAAAGCGGACCTCACCTCGATCAATATCTATAGAGATAACTACCCGCTCACCCTCATTGCATCAGAGGTGTGCTGATGGCAACGGACTATGAATTGTGGGCGACTCAGCACGGTGGCATTGATTCACAAGCAGTGCAGGTGCTTGAGTTCTTGCACCCAAAGTGGGGATCACTATGGTTGTCTGACTTTGGTGAACCCTTTGCCGCCACCACTGAGGGCGCGGTCGCGTTCACCGCAGTGGCCGTGGGCTTTGATGTGGAATTGCCCACGCAAAGCGGCACCACGCAGAGTGAAATGATTCTGCGCGTGGATGCTATTGGCGGGTATGTGTTGTCACAGGTGCGCGCCATGACGGATGCAGAGCGCACCATCCCGATTGCAATAAAGTGGCGGCTATATTTGGACACGCACCGCGCAGCACCGCAGCTGGACCCGCTGGCGTTTGTGGTCATCAACATCACCGGCACGCGCTTGGTGGTTGAGTTCCAATGTGCGGCCACGGCACTGCCGAACATCTCAAGCGGCACACGCTATCTGATAGACAACTTCCCGACGCTGGCCTATCTATGAACGCCACACACCATTCACCGCTTGATCTCATCGGCATCCCGTATGCAAGCGGCGGTGCTAATCCTGCAGCGGGTTTTGATTGTTGGGGTTTGGTTGAATACGTGCGGCGTGAATGCTATGGCCTTAACTCACCGCTCGTGACAGATGATGAGCGCAGTGGCGTGCGTGCACTACGCACCATTGAGTTTGCAAAAAAAAATGGGCAATGGTTTTTGATTGACCCACCGGGTGATCCGGGGTCTGTGGTGGGGATGTCATTCATGGACGGTGCACGCTTGCATCATGTGGGTGTGTCACTCGGCGCGCGGGGTGTGTTGCACGCGTGGTGTGGTGTGCTATCCCGTGGCCGTGGTTCCGTCACGCTGACACCATGGGCACGCTTGCGGGACATCTTCAAAGTGGTGGAGGTGTACACATGGCGCGTCTAGTCATTATGCGTGATCCATTGCGCGGCATGGTGCGTGAGCACCACCGATTGCATGAGGGTGCATCACTGGCGGATGAACTGCGCCGCATTGTGCCGGAAGGCTTTGAGGGTCCATGGATGCTGCACCGAGCGGAAGCGCTAGCGGATGGCGCAATTGAGCCAAGCGCGCATGAGCAATTGATTGTGAATGACGCGGATATTTTCATCGTAACCATCAAGCCAAGTGGACCGGCGGCACCGTTCATTGGGAAACTGCTTTTGTCATTGGTGATTTCATACTTGATTGGGGTGGTGACTGCGCCGCGCGTGAAGCATCAGAACCGCGTGACGGAAGAGCAAGCAAGGCAGTCACCGAACAATCAAATTTCAGGGCAGTCAAACAGACTGCGCGCGGGTGCACGCGTGCCGGATAATCTCGGCACCATGCGTTGTTATCCTGACTTGCTCACGTTGCCAATTGAAACGTGGACGTGGCCGACGACGCAAAGCATCCTGC